GCTATGGAACGTTTAGCAAGGCAATACGGATCTCAAGTACAACTTCGTCGAGTTTCGTTAAGTGATCCTAAAAAACCTTTTAAGGTTTTATCTAATGTTGAGATGGTTCAACCTACTAGTGGTGTCAATGTGAGTAGAGAACATATTGCTGCTTTTGAAAGAGAACTGGATGCCAAAATGTTTGCACAAAAAATAGGTGCAAGTGCAGAAAGAGATATTAAATTTATTGAAGGCACAAATCCTGAAAATTATTTTGATGCATACACGTTACGAATAACACCGGAGATGGGTAACAAGCCTTTTAAAATTTACAAGAAACTAGGTGGTCTAGTCGTAGATATTTTTAAATGGTAGAATAATTTATGTCACAACAACCAGTAAAAAAAGATCCTTTTGCGAAATTTAATTTTGATGAGTACATCTTGGATGCAGATAGTCTGGCTGAGTCATTTTTGTCGCCCAAACGTAGAATGAAATTAGATACAGATAGTGAAGGTCTTGAGTTAATTAAAAAGAAGAAAAAGGCATTTGATGAAACGTATTCTGATAGAGAGATGTTTCCAATACCTGAAACAAAAATGCCGATTACGGATTTGCCAAGTGATTTGGTAAGTTATTCAAAAAGTCTAGTATCCCCTGAAAAAGCTAGAAAGGGTAAGTTTGTTATGGTAAAAACAAAGCTAGGTAAAAATAAAAAGACAAGGATATACTAATGGATGAAGAAGAAAATCTAGAAGAACAGGTTGAGCCTGTTAATGTAGAGGTTGAAGAACCAGGAGCAGAGGTTGAAGAAGAAGTACAAGAAGAAGATAACTTCTATGCAAACTTAGCTGAGGATTTAGATGATCGTGTTTTGTCATCTTTAGCCTCACAACTTATATCAGATTACAAAAAGGACAAAGAATCAAGAAGTGATTGGGAAAAAGGTTATATCTCAGGACTAGATTTGTTAGGTTTTAAATACAATGATGAGGGTCAACCATTTAGAGGAGCGTCGTCTGTAACACATCCTCTTTTGGCAGAAGCTGTCACACAATTTCAAGCACAAGCATACAAAGAATTATTGCCATCAGATGGTCCAGTAAAAACCATGGTTGTTGGAGATGCTAATGCTGAAAAAAATGCACAAGCACAAAGGGTAAAAGATTTTATGAACTACATGATTACTGAGGTCATGGAGGAGTACACACCTGAATTTGATCAGATGTTATTCTATTTACCTTTAGCAGGTTCATCATTTAAAAAAGTTTATTACGATGATCTTATGGCAAGAGCTGTAAGTAAATTTGTACCGGCTGAAGATTTGATTGTTCCCTATTATGCATCGGATCTTAAAGACTGTGAAAGAATTACACACGTTGTAAAAATGAGTGAGAATGATGTCTTAAAAAAAATGAACACAGGATTTTACAGAGATGTTGAGATTAGTCCGTCTGCTGCAGAAGATAACGATGTCCAAGATAAATACGATGAGATGGAAGGTATCTCAGGTACAAAAGATAAAGAGTATCAATTTAATATTTTAGAAATGCATGTAGATATTGATCTTGATGAATTTAACGTTGAAAATGCAGAAAAAAAAGTAAAAGTTCCTTACATTGTAACAATTGATGAGGGCTCACAACAAGTATTAAGTATATATCGTAACTATTCACCAGAGGATCCTTTATTTTCACGAAAAGAATATTTCATACATTATAAATTTTTGCCAGGTCTAGGGTTTTATGGCTTTGGTTTAATACATATGATTGGTGGATTATCGAGAACAGCTACTGCAGCACTTAGACAATTACTAGATGCAGGGACTTTAGCTAATTTACCTGCTGGTTTTAAGTCGAGAGGTATAAGAATACGAGATGATGACCAACCTTTTCAACCTGGAGAGTTCCGTGATGTCGATGCACCCGGTGGAAATATTAAAGATCAGTTTCAAATATTACCATTTAAAGAACCAAGTAGTGTTTTATTTCAATTATTAGGTTTTGTAGTACAAGCAGGTCAAAGATTTGCTGCTATTGCAGACATGCAAACTGGTAATGACGCACAAAATCGTGCTGTTGGAACCACAATTGCACTTTTAGAGCGCGGATCAAGAGTCATGAGTGCAATTCACAAGCGTTGCTACTACTCTATGCGACAAGAATTTAGACTTTTGTCTAATGTGTTTCAAGAATATCTACCTCCACAGTATCCTTATGCTGTTTATGGGGCAGATCGCATGATAAAAGCTTTAGATTTTTCTCCAATAGTCGATGTAATACCTGTTGCAGACCCAAATACCTTTTCTTTATCGCAAAGAGTAACTATGGCATCACAGCAATTGCAAGTTGCCAATGCTGCACCGGAATTACATAATATGAGAGAGGCATATCGTAGAGTTTATGAGGCTTTGGGCACCAAAAAAATTGACGAATTGTTAAAACCTATCAAAGATCCTCAACCCATGGACCCAGCTGTTGAAAATGCAGGTGCTTTACAGTCAAAACCACAAAAAGCTTTTTATTTTCAAAACCATGATGCACATATTCAGGCACATTCTGCATTTATTCAGTCGAGAATGGTGCAGGCAAACCCTTTAGTGTATTCAATATTACAAGCACACATATCTGAACACATTTCTTTTAAGGCAAGAGCTCAAGTATTGCTATACATAAAGCAAGAAAGACCAGATTTGCAAGAATTAGAACAAAAAGACCCTCAAGCTTACTTAGCTGAAACAGAATCACTGATTGCGAGAACAATTGCTGAAATGACTGCTGAATTGATTGTGGCAGAACAAGGATCTAGTAAACCAGATCCAGTTGTTATGTTGAAAAACAGAGAACTAGATATTAAAGCTATGGATATGCAAAGAAAAGCTGCAGAATTCGCAGCACAAGAGGAGAGAAAAGGTGACGAGTTCTTCCAAAGACTAGATCTTGATAAAATGAAAAGAGAAGATGCTGAGGAAGCAGCAAAAGAAAGAATAAGAGTAGCTGATGAAAAATTAGAGTTGAATGCAACCAAAATAGCTATGGAAGAGGACAAAAAAGATGAAGGGTAAGCCATTTGGACCACCTCCTAAAAGAGGACCTCAACCACAGGGCATGAAAGATGGTAATTTAGTAGGTTGCCCTCATCGTGAAAATGGTGTAAAAAGCGATATAAAAGGAATATCTGATATTCAGGTTAAAGGTAAAAAATTTATAGGCGTTAAGTGATAAAGGGCGATTCATCAGAATATCATCTGATAACAAAACATATAGGAAAATTAAATATTGATCGTGCTACACTTACGTGCGAGATTGGGCTAAGGGAGGGGTTGGGTTCTAAAATAATCATGGATGCTATACGTGAGCACAAACCAAATCTTTATAAACACGTCGCTATTGATCCTTACAATAATTTAAGTTACGAACATTATGATAATGAAGGTAGGGTTGTTGCTGGATACACTGAAGAAATGAAACAAAAAACTGTATCTTATCTATATCAAAATTATCCCGAATTTGATTTTTACCATATGACAGATGATTACTATTTTAAAACCATGGGTGATGGTCACCAATTAGGTCTTTTTAATAACATGATGTTGTTCGGTTTGTATAAAGTTGTTCATTTTGACGGACCACATACTACAGATGCGGTGATACAAGAATTAAATTTTTTTATACCTAGGTCTGAAACAAAGGCTCTTTTTATAATTGACGACTTTAAAGACTTGAAGATGGGTATTGTAGATATGCTTCTTAAGACTTATAATTTTAATGTTGCTGAAGAAGGTGACAATAAAATTATTTATCAAAAGGAGATATAATGTTTACAGCGATATTAGGTCCTGTTGCTAGTTTGGCAAAGACATGGATAGAGGGCAAGCAAAAAAAAGCACAACTCAAATCACAAGTAGAATTAACAAAATTAGAAGCTACAAAAACCAAAATAGAAAAAGATGGTTCTTGGGAGGATAAAGCTATGTCCGCAAGTGACAATTCATGGAAAGACGAAGCCTGGACCCTGACGTTCATTTCTATAATTTTTGCATCCTTCATCCCCGCACTTCAACCTTATATGCAACAAGGATTTTTATTTTTAAAAAACGATTGTCCTGATTGGATATCATATGGAATTTTAGCGTCGATTGCAGGGTCATTCGGGCTAAAAGGTATTGCCAAAATTAAAAAATAAAATACAATTAATAGTGGAGGTAAGTATGTTATTAACAAAAAATATTTTACAATTGAAAAAAAACTTTTTGGTTAAAATACCAAAAGAGACAGGTAGAGTATGGGATATTTCAGAAAACAGATGGGGATATCGCAAAGTATAATCTGT